CAACATCTTCTCTATTTTTGTAATCGTCTAAATTATTTATATGATTTAAAATAAGATCATCAATAACAAAATCAATAGATTTTAAATCAAACTTATCTCCATTATAAATGTTAGCATTTTGCATTTTTTTATCTGATATATATACATTTTGAAATTCAGGATGTTTATTATTAAAGTGTGTAATCTCAATACTTCTCTGTAGCATTGTGTTTCTATGAGCATTAATAATGTACTGTATTTCTTTAGTAGTTAATTTTTTTGCTGGACTTTCGTCACCAAATTTAATGATATTAAATGTTATATTATTATTGTTGTTTATTGTATTATTTGAATTTGTATTCGTATTATTTGTATTATTATTTATTATATTTTGTGATGATTTTTGTTCTTTTAATTCTTGTATTTTGTTTTGTAATTCGTCTATTTTATTATTCATATTTTGTATAATTTCAATCATGTTATTATTTTCAGTGTTATTTATTTTATCGTCAATAAATTTACATCTAAACAATACATGCCTTTTATAACTTGATAGACGAGTAAATATTTTATTACAATTAGTACATTTATTTTCATCTTGTAATATATCATTTTGTTGTTGGTGCAAAATTGGTGCAATTGGTGCAGAATTATTATTGTTTTCACCATAATTGGTGCTATTGGTGCTACTATACATATTAGATATATCAACATCTATATTTTTTGGGATACATTTAATTTTTTTATTTTTATGTCTTTCTAATTCATAAATTCTTCCAAATGTTTTACAACATACATTACATTTATTATTCATCTATAATATAGCTATATATTATAGTTATATTATAATTATAATCTTTAAATAAATATTGCATTTTTTGCATTTTTTGCCAAAAATTGCAATATCATTTTAGAGAGCGCGCGCAGATTTTTTTTTCATGAAATTTTTCAAAATTTTTTTTTGATTTTTAACAGAAGAAAAATTAAAAATGTTGAAATTTATAGATACAATAATAAGATTAAATAAATATGATAAGTTAAAAAAAATATATTAGAAGTAATATATTTTTATTATTAGATTGGATTAAATTATTTATTTACTTAGGGAGTTGACTGGCGAATTTATCACCATGACTTTTCATCAATTCGACAGCTTTAGACGCGAGTTTTTCGGCATCAGCATCTGCACCTAATTCTTTTTTAGCGGCTTCATTAGCGATTTTAGCTAGACGGAAAGAATTGGGACCACCTTTACCGAGATGAGCGGCAGCAGCTTTAACGATTTTTTGGAATGCGACTAATTTAGGATTAAGAGTTCGTTTAGCTCTGGATCGTTTTGATTTCTTAGATTTTTTAGAAGATTTAGATTTCTTGGAAGCCTTTGATTTGCGTCTCTTACCTCCCATTTGAGAAGCGCGTTTAGATTTCTTAGATTTCTTGGATTTCTTGGATTTCTTGGAAGATTTGCGCCTACGACCACCTTCCAAATCGGCACCACCTTCAATTGATTTCTTGGATTTCTTGGAAGATTTGCGTCTTTTACGACCACCTTCCAAATCTGCGCCACCTTTCATGGATTTCTTAGATTTCTTAGAAGATTTCTTAGATTTCTTGGATTTGCGTCTTCTACGACCGCCCATCATTTCTTCTTCATCTTCAGCACCACCTTTCATGGATTTCTTAGATTTCTTAGATTTCTTAGATTTCTTGGAAGATCTGCGTCTACGACCACCGTCCATTTCATCTTCGCCATCTTCACCACCAGCTTGTTTCTTGCGTCTGCGTCGTTTGCCGCCATCAAGAACGGCATAAGCATTAGCACGGCTCATGCTTTTATGAGATTTCTTGCTCTTTCTGCTACTTTTTTTGGCTTTACGATGGCGTTTACCTCCATCCATAGAAAGTGTGTTTTTCAAAACTTGTTCCAAAGATTCTGTATTAGACATATATTATATATATTATATATATATTTTTTTTTATAAAAATTGAATATATTTTTATCAATTATATAAGTATTTAATATTAATAATTATATATATAATGGGTGTACCAGGATTATTTGCAAATTTGCATCATAAATACAAGAGTAAAATTATAAAAAAAAAGTTAAATGGTTCATTAAATTTAACTAATAATTTAATTAATATAAATCCACATATTTTATATTTTGACTTCAATTGTTTAATTCATCCAATTTGTCATCTTTTATGGAGCGAATTCAAAGATAAAAATATATCAAATGAAAATTTCGAAAATAAAATGATTGTCAAATCAATTGAATATATGGAAAAAGTAATTGAATATGCAAATCCCACGAAAGTTGGTATTTATATAGATGGTGTATGTCCTATATCAAAGATGGTTCAACAAAGACAACGAAGATTTGCAAGTATATTAGACAAAGAGATAATGAATAATATAAGATTTAAGAATAATGTAGCAAAGGAGGAATATTATGACACAAATGCGATAACACCGGGTACCAATTTTATGGCTAAATTAGATGAATATATTACATCATATGTAAGAAATAACAAAAAAATAGAGATTGAATATTCTTCATATATGGCACAAGGAGAAGGAGAACATAAAATAATTATGCATATTAAAGAAAATAAAAATGAACTTCAAAATAAAAATATTGTTATATACGGTCTTGATGCCGATCTTATTATTTTGAGTTTAACTCTAACTAAAGATTTTAATATCATGTTATTGAGAGAAGAAGAACATGTATCTTTTGATAATTTTAATTTAATATTTTTTGATGTAAATGAATGTGCAAACTGTTTGATACAAGAACTAACAATAGATGAGAAATCATTAGAATATGGATTAAATTTAGATGCAGAAACGATTAAAACCAGATTAAATATAATAGATGATTTCATATTTATAACAATATTATTGGGAAATGATTTTATACCTCCTAATCCGACATTAAACATGAGATTTAGAAACAAGGGAACACACGGATATGAAATATTGATGAATGAATATAAGAGACTATTATTTGATAGTAAAGAACATGATAATTTCAATTATATTGTAAAATGGATTGATAAACAGCTAACAATTAATTGGTATATGTTTATTGAATTAATTAATAGATTGGCGACTAGTGAAGAACACTATTTTGAAAATGCTAAAATATTCTATAATAACAAACTAAATGCAAAAAATAGAGCTGAAGAACAAATTTATCATTTAGAAAATATGATGTTTAGTCATCCAAATCCATTAATGATGCAAAATAAATATATAGATTACAATATTCGTAAGTCAAGATTTATACATCATTATTTTGGCAATAAAGTAGCAAAATGTAGTTTAAATAAACAACAATTTCAATCACAACTATTATCTTCAAATATAAAATTAACAAATGATTTTTATAATGATAAGGTCATTAATATAAATGTAAAAGAGTATGACAAAGTAATAACAGAATATTTAAAAACAATATCATATGTGATGTATTATTATTATCATGGATGTCCAGATAACATGTATTATTATAAACAAATAAATGGTATATTATTGTCTGATTTATATGAATATTTAAATAGAAATATATTGAATTTAGATAAGGTAATGAACGAATATAGTAATAAAACAGTAAATCTATTGATACATCCATTGGAACAATTATTAATGGTACTACCAATAAAAAGTCAATATTTATTACCCAAAAGTATTGAGAAGTTTGTATCATCAAATAATGATGATAAAATACTAATTAGTTTTATAAAATTATATTTTCCAAAAATTATTAAGAGAGATTTTCTTAATAAAAGCAAACTATTTCAAGCAACTTTGATTTTAGATATTCCACCATTAGAAATTATTAGAGCCTTAATTATTGATAAAAAAATAACTCAAGATGAAGCAAACAGATCTTTAATTATTAAACATTGATTATAAACATTGATTAAAAAACATTAATTTATTAATATTGAATATGAGTTAAATCAACAAGATTGTCAAAACTATTAAAACCACCACCACCAAGTGCTTTAGCTACGGTTGCGCCAACTTTTGCGCCAACTTCAAGCATTGGTCCTGCTGCTACTGCTAAATCACTAGCAGCTTTTGTTATACGGGTTGCATGTTTTGCTCCAGTTTCTAAAACTTCAGTAGTGGTTTCAGCAACACCTTCCATACCTTTCGCTACACCAGTGGCTGCCCGTCCTGCTAATCTAGCAGCACTTCTAGCACCTGTGCCAATAGATGAAGCAGTACCAGTAATTACATTTGCAGTTTTAGATGCTGTATTAGAAGCGAAACTTTTAATTTTACCAAAAGTATTAGCAGGAGGACTAGCAGGAGAAACACGGCTAGCAGAATCGGGTGAATAATATCTACTCATATATATATATATATATATATACAAAAAAAATATTTATAATAAATAATTTAATTTATTATATATATATAATGGAACAATTAATTATAAACAATATTTATGCAGGTATATTTTCAATTATGATAGGATACATCACTGAGAAAATATTATATACATTTAACAGAAAAAATAATTTTTTAACGAGATGGAAACATTCATTTCCAAAGTTTATAATATTGTTATTTTTAATAGGTGTATTAATAAATTCATTTGTTGAATATACTGGTTTCGAAGCAAATTGTACGAGAAAATGTGATAGTTTAACAAATAAATGCAATTATGTTTGTAATATAAAAATGAATGATGTATTTATGCAATAATTTAATTAAAGAAAATATTATTATCTAATAAATTATTCAATATACTGTTTGTCAAATCATTGACATAAATTAATTTATAATTTATTGGTTTATATTCAATATTCTCTAATTTTACATCTAATAATAAGTACATGTGCATATTATTATCAAATATTAGCTTTTTTTCAATAACATATTGTATAGTTATATCAATCTGTTTTAACATTGTATTTATATTAGAATTTAATTTATAACATCTATATTTAAATATTTCACCATTTAAATTAACATTATAATTGGTCTTTTTTTTTGGATTATTTAAAATGATATCAAAAGGATATTTTAAATGCCATTCAAGACTTAGAGCATTTTTATTATCTAAATGTGTCATTAAAATCCAATCATAATTCCATCTCATATTGGTATTTTCATTAAAAGCTAGAGAATTAATTTTAATTTTGGTACATTTAGCACCACCAACGATAATTCCATTATGTTGTCTAATTCTTTTACGAGGTTGAGGTGTAGAGCCAATATAATGGCATTTATTGTTATTTATATTAAGTCCATACAATCTATAAATATAATATGGTTCATTCATTCTATAATATAAATAAATATTTAATCTATTTATATTTAATTTATTCATGATTTCCTAAAACTGATAATTTTAATTCACTTCTCAATTTTTCTGGAACTACTTCAACACCTAATACGGCAACATGATATTCAGTATATAAACAATTTAGGAACTGACGAACGAATGTATCTCTAGGAACATTTGTTTTCTTACAAGTATCAATAAGAGTAGCCAAATATTCTTTAAAATTTTTCTTTGCATCTTCAACATTATTTAATAGTTCTGAAGGAGATGGAACTTTAATTTCATCATAAGTTTGGACTGCTAAATCATAAAATCCCAACATAAGTGGTGTAATTTTTGCATCATTTACTTCTTTATTAAGTTCAGCCATTTCTTTTAATTGTTTAGTTGCCTCAGTGACGAGTTTATTGTATTGTTTCTTATTCACGGGTTTTTTTTTTATTGATTCGTCGACCTGATTTGAAGGCATTCGTTGCATCTTATGTCCGTTAATTTTTTCACGAAGTTTTTGTCTGAGTTCTTCTTTAGATAATCTGCTATGTTGGTTATTCATAATAATACTATGATATCAATTAATTTTTTAAATAATTAACATTTAATAATTTAAAAAAAAAATCAAAATTATATTTAATATGCAAGAATTGGAAAATATCGTATTAGACGATGTATTAGATAACATGAAAAAAAATAATATATATAAAACAATTAAAGAAAAATTCATAAAATACGATGTAAAAAAATATATGGAACTATGTATAACTAAAATAAATTGCACTATTTTTGTTTGGATTTTTTTTTCTGATTATTATTCTTATATGATTGCTATTTTATTATTGAACGATAATATGCAGGCATTAAGTAATAATCAAAATAATGTTAGTCCATTATTGTATATTCCATGGTTTTTATTTAATGGAATATTTAATTTTTGCACGATTGGTTGCTTCTTAAATTTATTTTTTACTCTAATTCTTTTTAATAATCAATCATTATGTTATCTTGTTTCAAAAAAAATGATAAATTATTGGAACACGATAAGCTCTATAAATTATAAAAAAATATTAGAAAAATTATAAATATCAACACATTAAAGACGCAAAAAATAAAAAAATAAAAAAAAATAAAAAAATAAACTATTTAGAAATGAAAAAAAATAATTTTTTATAGAAGTCAAAAACGGGATAAAAGTGAAATAAATATTATGTGAATAAATAGTAACATGAGTGGAAACAAAGAATATTCAATAAATATGAGAAAATATTTTGATCTATTGAATAAAAACAGGGTATTGAAAGATCAAGCTGAAGGAAGGACAGTAACACATAGATCATTAGGTGAACCTTATGGCAATTTTGATTTTTCAGGAGAGAAAAACCAAAAATTATTAGACATATATACTAAGGCAATATATGATAAAAATAGCACTAATAATGATGTTTATTTAGTTGAAACACATTTACCACAAGGTCCAATAGTTATAGATATTGATATAAAATACAATTCGAATTTAGTTGAGACAGAACACAAATATTCAATTCCACACATTGAAAAATTATTAGAGATATATAATAGAAACATAAAAAAATATGTTAATATAGAAGATCCGGATGATTTTCGTGCATATTTATTAGAAAAACCAAAACCGTCTTTAAAAAGTTCAAATAATGATGTATATGAATACAAAGATGGAGTTCATATTATGTATCCATATATTTGTACCACAAACTACTGTCAATATTTAATTAGACAAAATGTGATCAATGAAATGAGAGCTAATTCGATATGGGATGATATAATTGGAGATGATACAGATTTAAATGAGATAATAGATAAAGCAGTAATAGAGACGAATGGTTGGTTAATGTATGGATCTTCAAAGCCATCATATGAGAATAATAAGTATTCATTATCAAGAATATATAATGATGATTTAACATATGTAGAGTATTCTGAATTAGATCCGGTTGACATAAATGAATTACCAAAATTATTGAGTATTAGAAAATTTTCATCAGACGAATTAAGTCCATTAAATAGTGGTCTTTCTTGGGAAGATATTAAAACTGAATATCAGACAGTATTATTTGGAAAGAAAAAATCAGTACCGATAGCAGTAATAGAGGATAATATTAGAATTGCAAAGAGACTAACATTACTATTAAATGAAAAAAGATGTAGTTCATATGACACATGGTTAAATGTTGGATTTTGTCTTCATAATATTCATGAAAGTTTATTGGAAAATTGGATTGAATTTTCACAAAAAAGTCCGTCAAAATATAAAGAGGGTGATTGTGAAAAAAGATGGATTAAATTTAAAGAAGATGGAGGTCTTACTATAAGATCACTACATCGTTGGGCCATTCAAGACAATCCGACAGGATATTCAGATTTTATGATGGAGGAATTAAATAGTATAATGAAACGAGCATTAACAGCATCATCATATGATGTTGCAAAAGCATTTTATGAATTTTATAAATATAATTATATATGTTCGTCAATAAAGAATGAGTCGTGGTATGAATTCAAAAATCATAGATGGATTAGCATTGAAAAAGGTTATCCATTATATAATAAATTGAATGAGGATTTTTTTAATGAATTCATGAAGATGGCACAAATATTTTATAATAAAGCGATGTCAACACCAGATGAAAAAGAAAATTATCTTGATAAACAAAATAAGGCATTAAATCTTGGTTTAAAACTGCGTGATTCATCATATAAAAAGAAAATAATGGAAGAATTAATTAAGTTGTATTATGATCCTGAATTTTTAAATTTGGCAGATGAAAAACGCCATTTAATATGTTTTAATAATGGTGTATATGATTTAGAAAATGATTTTTTTAGAGAAGGATGTCCTGAAGATTATATAACTCTATGTACTAAAATTGATTATAAAGTATACAATCCAAATGATGAATATGTTAAAAAAGTAGAAGATTTCATGGCTTCCATTCTTCCAGATGTTGATGTTAAAAATTATACTCTTGATCTTATGGCGTCTTGTCTTCAAGGTCATATTCCGGATGAAAAATTTCATATTTGGACAGGAACAGGTGGTAATGGTAAATCGTTATCAATTAACTTGTTACAACAGGCATTGGGAGAATATGCGTGTACATTACCTATAGCGATGTTAACAGGTAAGAGAGCTACTGCGACATCAGCCAATCCAGAATTAGCCAAAACAAAGGGCAAACGATTTGCAGTATTTCAGGAGCCAGAAAAAGGAGACAAAATACATGTAGGACATATGAAAGAATTAACATCTAACAATGATAAAATATCAGCACGATCTTTGTTTAAAGAACCTGTTGAATTCTTCCCTCAATTCAAATTACTTCTCACTTGTAACGATAAACCAGATATAGATGCAAATGATGGTGGTACTTGGCGTCGTTTGAGAGTAGTACCATTTGAAATGAAATTCGTGGATAATCCTAGAGAACCGAATGAACGAAAAATAAATAGAAAGATCAAAGAGGAACTGCCATTTTGGAAAGACGCGCTAATGAGTATTCTTATAAAACGATTTGCTAATTACAAGAAGAATGGTTTAATGGAACCAGAAAAGGTTACATCATTTACAGCAGAATATCAAAAAGATTCTGATGCATATTTTGATTTTATTCAAGGATATTTAATGAAAACAGATAACGAAAATGATATGCTTAATATTGATAATCTATATGCATTATTTAAATGTTGGTACAAAGATGAATCAAATACTAATCAAGCACCCAAGAGAAAAGAATTCAAAAAACAAATTAGTGAAAAAATTAAATCAGCTAAAGGAGACTTTATTAAAGGTTATAAAATGTTAGAACATCCAGAAATACCATTATCTATGAACTATAATGATGTTCCACAAAATGATAATGCGTTAGACGATTAGATGTTATTTTCTTTTATATTATAATAAATAAAATAAAAGAAAGTATAATATTTGATTTATAGAATAAGGCATATATACTATATTATATAAAAAAATGAATCCAGAACAACTATTGATTGACACTGTAAAACTCATCTCATTTACCAACATTGAAAAACTATTTAATACATTGCCTTTTGATATTATTACTAATTCTAGAGAGGTAGATGTATTGTTAAATATTCTGGAAAAAGATTATCTTAAACTTATTAAACAAAAAAATAAAACTAAATTAAATATCTCTTTTGATGATATTGAATCTGATGATGATTATAATCTATTTACTTGTAACATTCATTTAGATGTTATTAATAGTATTAAATTAGCAAATAGTTCATCAAAATATAAACTTAATATTATGGATTTTATTAAGAGCGAAAAAAAGAAACTTGTTAAGAAAACAAGTTCAATTAATAGTGTTTTAAATATTTCTAAAATTAAAACAACTAAAACTAACAAAACGAATAAACGATACAAAAAAAATACTATTTTATCTAAAGATTATGATGATGATTCAGATTCTGATTCTGATTATCATGATGATGAATATTATGATGATGAAGATTATACTTCAGAAGATGATAGACATGGTGGTGGAGATGATGGGAATGATGACAGTGATAATAGTTCAAAGAAAAGAAAGCGTCCATCGAAACCATCAAATATGTCAGTCAAAGGATCAAATTATATAGTTCAACTATATAGGAGTAAAGATACAGATAAGATGGAAGACGATACATTAAAATATTATACGAGATTATCAGAAAAAGAACAAATAGAAACATATGAAAAATTAAAGTCAATTAATGAATATCAAAATACAGATGAACCAATTTTATTTAAAATCGCTAATTTAGATTTACCATTGGATCAAAAAAATCATGTGATGAAAAACTATATAGTGGCAACAACATGTAGAGGAGAACAGAAATTGAAACAATGGGTTGATAATTTCATACAAATTCCGTTTGGATCTTATAAAGGTACCAATCTTACATCCATTAAACCAAAAAAAGTTAAAACTTTTATTAACAAATTACAAGAACAAATGGATAAAGCTGTTTATGGTCATGAAGAAGCTAAAAGGCTGATTATCCAAATTATGGGACAACAAATTAGAAATCCATCCGGAAAAGCATCTGTTTTAGCGGTATATGGACCTATGGGCAATGGTAAAACAAGTCTAGTTAAAGATGGTATCGCAAAAGCAATGGATAAACCATTTGTATATATTAGTCTGGGTGGTGCAACAGATGCATCATTTTTAGAAGGTCATTCATATACATATGAGGGATCAATATGTGGTCGTATTGTGAATGGACTAATAGCGAGTAAATGTATGGATCCAATTATTTATTTTGATGAATTAGATAAGATTTCTAAAACTCATAAGGGAGATGAAATTACTAATATTTTAGTCCATCTAACTGATCCAGTTCAAAATAACCACTTTAGAGATAAATATTTTAATGGTGTTGATATTGATTTATCTAGAGCAACTATGATTTTTTCATTTAATGATCCATCCAATGTTAATCCTATTCTATTAGATCGTATTACAACAGTTGAGACGAAACATTTGTTACCGAATCAAAAAGTTCATATTGCAACAAATTATTTGTGTCCAGCAATGTTTAAAGAAATGGGTCTTCCTGAAAATGCAATCAATTTTTCTGACAATATTATTCGTGATTTAATTGATAAATATACTTGTGAAGGAGGTGTTCGTAAATTAAAAGGATTACTTTATAATATTGCAAGAGAACTCAATCTTGCTAATCTTACAAATGAGAAAGTAGATGGTGATAGTGTATCATTTCCATTTACTGTAAAACTCACACATATTAAACATCTTTTAAAGAACAAAATGGAAATTGAACCAGAGAAAATTCATAAAGAACCAAAAGTTGGAGTAATTAATGGACTATATGCAACATCATCAGGAAGTTATGGTGGTGTTCTACCAATTGAAATTCTATGGACCCCAACATCAAGTCCTCTTGAATTCAAAACAACTGGTAATTTAGAAAAAGTAATTAAAGAAAGCACCCAAGTGGCATCAACACTAGCTTTCAATAGATTAGATGTAAATGTTAGAAATAAACTTTTGAAAGAATTAAAAGAAAATCCTCAAGGATTTCATATTCATATGGCAGATGGATCTACCAGCAAAGATGGTCCAAGTGCTGGAACTGCTTTAACTGTCGCATTGTATTCAATGTTAACAAATAAAAAGATTAAAAATGATGTAGCAATAACAGGAGAAATTACTCTACAAGGAAATGTGACAGCTATTGGAGGATTAGATAATAAATTAGAAGGTGCGAAGAAAGCAGGAATTAAATTGGTACTATGTCCTTTAGAAAATGAAAAACATTTAATCAAGATTAAAGAACGAAATCCAACACTTATTGATGATAGTTTTAAAGTTATTACAATTGAGACTGTTGAAGAAGCATTTAAATACTCATTTGTTGAATAAAAAAAATTGATAAAATTATTATTAAATTTAAGGATTTATATTATATAGATTATATAATATAAATGTATACTTGTCAAGTTTGTAACTATTCATTAACTATTAGTAAAATAACGACCACAAATCAGAGTAATATGATATCAATTAGTGATCCAAATGATTATATTAAAATGTTTATTGGAAGAAAAAAGAAAATTGACAGTAGTTCATCAAAACAAGTAGATATTCCAATGGAATTAACATTTGACTTGAATTCATTAAACACACAAATGACAAAGAGTGGACTCAAGCCAGAAATGGTATCAACAATAACAAATAATTTCAATTTAGTAAAAAAAAATATGAGACCAAATACATTTTGTCTAAAATGTTCCCAATGTAATGAAATATTCATTTTGCCACCAGGTAAATTATCAACTATTAAACTTAAAAAAATTAGTAGCATTAATAATGTTGATAATGTTGATGAAATTATTACCGATTATACTCTACCACGAACTAAAGATTTTATCTGTCCAAATAAAGATTGTAAAATAGACGAAATAAATAAAGAGGCTGTAATATATAGACCAAATCCAGAAGAATACATCACAAGATATATATGTACCAATTGTAAAACAATATTTTAAAAAAAATTGATTTTTTATTTATAAATAAACTTAAATATAACAATAATTATATATATATACTATGCCACCTAAGAAAATTAATAAAAAACCTGAAGCAAAAAATACTGTTAAATTACCAGCTAAACCTGTTGTTAAATCATTCAAACAAACAAAAAATGTGTCTGATGATGATAACAATGATAATGAAAATGATGATAATGTATCTGATACTGAAACAGAATCTGAAGAAGAGCAAATAGAAGAAAAAGTTGTTAATACTGATGAAGAGGATGAAGATAATTTAGATGATGATGTTGAAGAAGTTGAATATAAAGATGCAAAAGAAGAGATGGAAGAAATTGATGACACTGATGAGGAAGATGTTGGAGAAACAGTAGATACTGTAAGAGAGGATGATGATAAATCAATAAATGAAGATGCAATAACAGGACAAATGGATATAGCGGATTGTCTATTAGATGATGATGAAGAAATAGATGAAGTTGGTGAGGCGACAATGGTAGAACCAAATAGAAGAATATCTAGACGAAAACTAACAAAATATGAGAGAGTAAGATTGTTAGCTGCGAGAACAAAACAATTGGCATTGGGTGCTCCTCCAAAAGTAAAAAATGTAGATGGGAAATCGCCAATAGAAATAGCAGAAATCGAACTGGCATTCAATATGATTCCATTCAAGATAAAAAGACCATTACCAAATAATACATATGAAATTTGGAAATTATCTGAACTCGAAAAATAAAAAATATCTTGTAAAAATTTTATTTATAAATTTTTTTTTATTAATTTATAAATCTATCTGTATTTTAATGAACACTATTATTATATATAGAAATAATAATAAGATCTCAAAAAAATTTAACAATCATATTGAATTAATAGACGAACTTTATATTAATGGTGGATATATCACTGATTCAAAAATAATTAATGCTATTAGTTCTATTGATGAATATTTTCCTGTCTATGATATATACTATGAAAATATTATAATGACATCTAATAATAACATATATGATAAATTATATTATAAAGATTATAGACCAATCAATAAATCTATATTAAAATTAATTAAAGAAACAACAGAAAAAAAAATAATAACTTTCATAAGTAATTTTAATGTCGAACTACTTGAAAAAACATTCATAAAAAATAATACTGATTATATAGATAATTTTACAACTTGTGTAAGAAGTGATTTTATATTTATATTTAAACGGTCAGATCCATATTATCAGCCAATAGAATTGAAATATTTAAAAAAAATATATGATAAACAAAATATTTCAAATGATGATGTTGATTCATTGTGTAAATTAATGGAAAACAATACAATCACAAGAGATGATATTTTAAAACATCATATTTATATTAGAGAGAATGATGCTAAATTATGTATATATAATTATGTTGTTATTCAAGGATATATCATGAACAAATATCTAAGATTTGACTCAAAAAAAAATAAAAACAGTGCACTACAAAATAATATTGATGCTATTTACTCTTTAGTTAGAAATAGTCCAGCTCTAACTAAA